GGCGGGCGGTGTGCGGTGATGGTCAGGCTGTTACGGGCGCGGGGTTCGTGATCTTCTTACGCGAGCCCTGGCCGTTCAGCGTGAAGTTCCAGCCTCCCAGCTCGGAGTTAGCGGTGGAGGCGCGTTCGGCGCTGACCGTTGCGATCATCTCGTATGCTTCGTCCGGGTTCGGCTTTCCCTTAACCGGCTTATCGTAGTAGCGGACCTGGACCGCGCCGAGGCTGCCCACCGCATCGGGGCGAGTGGCCGCGAGAAGTGCCTCTACCTCGGGCAGGAACTTTCCTGAAGCGAGTCGGTGCATCTGGACGTAGAAGGACAGCGACGGGGTTTCGCCGACTCGGACGGGGTGATCTGCTCCGTTATCGTCGTAGGTGGCCGCGTCGACTTCCTTCGGTGAGACCGTGGGGTTCACCGAAGAGATGAAGCGGATCGGCTTCCATTCGTTGCTGATCTTGATGTCCACGCCGTACTCATAAGAAAAGCCGTACTGTGTGGGTTCGGTTGTGGCTGCTGGCAGTTCGGATCCCATAGGTGGTTATCCTTTCGTGTGGAAGATTAATTGAAAGTTGTCTGTGCGATGGTCGAGGCCTTTTTCATCGGCTCCGAGCTGGGCGGTGTGAAGGTGAGCGCAGCGGTCTATGCGGAGGCTTCCCCACTGGGCGGCGTGCACTCCGTGGAGTGCTTCCACTGCTCGGTCTGCGAGGATGTCAGCAGTGGGAGAGGCGCGAACGTGTAGCTGCAGGTTCACCATGACGGTATCGCTTCCCGGCAAGGGTAGGGCCTGGCTGTAGACGTTGACGGCGGCTGCGGTGTCCCAGGGTGCGGGCAGTCGCTTAGCGGTCACGGGCACCTGGCCCGCGCTCGGCTTGTAGGTGGCTGTTGCGCCTGGGTAGTAGAAGATTCCCGCCTGGGCGAGATGCTGGCACACCGCGTCGATGACTTCAGCGAGCATGTTCAGCCTCCTCTCGCGATGGTTGCGGAGATGATCTTCAGCATGGTTTGTGCTTCGGAGTTCATCGGATCCTCTAGGTATTTGGCCTTGCCGCCCTTCGGGTGGCGGTAGCCTAATTCCTCGTGCTGGCGAACCGCGTAGGGCCGGTTGAATGTCACAGCCGCCTGGATCAGACCAAGGCCGCTGAGGTTCACAGCCGAGGCGCTCCTGCGGAGGTCTCCCTCATCCACCGGTGCCTGGCGAACCGCCTGGGTCCGTAGGTGCTCGGCGGCTCGGATCACTCCGGCCTGGGCGCTTTCTCGCGATCTGGCTTTGACCATCTCGCCACGCCAGGTGCTTCTAACGATGATTCCCACGGCCACCTCACGCGAGGTTTAGGCGCACGAAGCTAGGCAGCGGAAGCGAGAGAGGTTCGACGCTTTCCACCGAGATGATGGTTGTCTCGCGCCCGGAAGGCAGTCGCACCATGGTTCCCGGCTCCAGATCCTGCCTAGCTCCGGGTGGAATGGCCGCCTGGGCGGTGGAGACGATCTCAGCACCGTTCGAGTCTCGAACCAGCTTGTTTTCTTCCACCACCATGCAGCCCTGGACTAGCCACTCGGGGCCTTTCTGCGGGCCGTAGGCGGTCTGAACAGTCTGCCAGGCCGTGATCGTGTGCTCGCCGAAGATCTCCAGAATGTTCATCCGATAACCTCCGGCTGTGCGAGGTGGATACCCGCGAGCCCGAGAGTGAGCCGGGCCTCGAAGCAGAGGACCTGGGAGGCTTCCCAGCGTGCCTGGGCGGCCTGCTCGGCTCCCGCGTAGTGGACAGACGCGCCCATGAGCGAGGCCTGCGTGACCTGGGTTGCCTTTAGGGCTTCGGCTCCGGGCGTGAGCTGGTTTTCTTCCCAGAACGCAACCTGCATGTAGATCGCGTCTCGGATCGCTTCAGCTTCGCCCGCGCTGCCTCGGCGCGTGCAGCATCGCAGGTAGGACTCGACCAGGCGGGCCGCGCTTTTGATGAGCCGGGCTGCGGTAGCCGTTGGCTCTTTTCGGCCTTCCAGCGTGCACCAAGTGGTGTACTCGGTAAGGTTTGGCGTTTCGTCGGCCACGCTGGCCTCCCTTCCGTGGGCGGCGAAGCCCTCCGCGTCCCCTCCGCATCGGAGGGCCTCGCCTAGTCTGGGTTAGTCCTCGAGTTCGTACTCGGGTTCGGCCTCAGCCTCAGCCTCGGGTTCCGTGCCTTCAGGTGCGGAGCCTTCCAGGCCGAAGCCCTGGCGGATGAAGTACGCGATAGCGTTCTCATCCTCGGTTTCGCCGAAGCCGTCAACGAAGGCGACTCCGACAACCTCGCCGGTAAAGCCTGCAACAGGTGTTTGAATACGCAAAGTAATCACCGAACCTTGATGTTACGGAACACGGCTGCAGCCTTGGTGGACTTCAGGGCGACGGCCACAGGGCCGAGTTCGACCTCGCCACGCTTAACAGCGCCGGGAGTAGTGAAGTCGGGCAGGTACTGACGCACCAAGTGGCCGGTAGTGGTTGCCACGCCGTGGAAGCCGTCGAGGGCGACGCGGTAGGCGTACAGGTCGGTCAGGCCTGTTGCTGCCTTGGAGGCAACCTGATGGTCGGTCACCTTAATGATCTGCTCCGAGGATCCGGCCATATCTCCTGCGTCAACCAGGATGATGTCACCGTAGGTCTCGCGGGTGATCGGTCGGCCGTTCGGGCCGAGCAGGCCTTCCACGGGGTTCTTCGTGTACATGCCAGCGCGGCGAGCGGCTGCACGGACGCGAGCCAGCACCTGCTTGTTACCGACCAGCACCGTGGGGGTTCCGTCGAGCATGGACAGGAATTCGTCGAGCGCGTCAAGAGCCTTGAAGGCTGCGCCGTTGGTGTCAAGGTCGGTCCAGTCAGTGACCTTTTCCTTGCCGTATTCGGTCGAGGATCCGGTGAGGGCCTTATCCAGGCCGTCGAAGCCGTTCGCATCCTTGGAGGTGTCACCGTTGATGACCAGCTCCTGGAACTTCGCGCGGGTTGACTTGATCTTCTGAGCCATGTTCAGTGCGACGCTTCCGGAGGCTGCCGGGCCGAGGGAGGCGAGAACACGGTCAACCGAGAACGAACCACCCATGACGGCCAGCGTCACGGTCTTGTTCTCGGTGGTTACGTTCTGATCTGCGTACTCCGCGTTGTATGCACGGGTTGCAGCGGTTGCCTCAGTCTTGAGACGGCGGTAACCGTAGGTCAGTGTCGCTCCGCCACCGGCAGGGTTAACTGCGGTGTCAAAGATCAGCGAGTCAAGGATCGCGGACTCCTTGCGGAATTCGTCGATCACATTGAGGTCAATGTCATCAGTGGTATTCTTCTTGGACTCTTCAAGAGTGATTGCTGCCATTTTTCAGGCGGTCCTTTCTCTAGGTGGATGGTCAGCTAAAGCGAAGAGCGATAGCGTCTTGGAGATTTTTCGGCTTTTCAGCACCGCTCCCGGCGGGCTTATCGATGGCCGAAGCGCCTGAGACCGCCTGGGTCTTGGCGAAGTGTGGATGGTCTTTCGTGAACGCCGTGATGGCGTTCTTCACGGCTTCGCTGTCGGTAAGGTCTAGGTCCTTAACAGCGGCGTGGAAGCTCTGAGAATCGAGCAGGCGTGCCGGGTCTGCGAGGTCGCCTGCGGCCTTGTAGACGGCCAGTTCAAGAGCCGAGGCGCGCTCAGCTGCCTTGCTCTCTGTGAGCTTGGCGGTTAGCTGCTCAGCGGTCAGCTCCGGGGCTTCGTCGCTCTTAGACAGGCCGAGAGCCTTACTGATCTCATCGAGGACGGCTCGGCGGGCTTCATCCGCGGCCTTCTCCTTACCGGCCACGCGATCCTTCGCTGCCTCCTTGCGCAGGTCTTTAACCATCTTGCGCAGCTGCTCTGGATCGGAGGGCAGGCCGTCGGTGGTGTCCTCAGCCTTGGTGTCAGGATCGGGAGTGGTTGCCTTGATTTCCTCAGCCACTGCCTTGGTCTCTTCGGCCTTGGTTTCCTCAGCCTCGGATACGGGCTGGGTTGTCTCTTCACCGGAGGTGTTCTGCGAGGCTTCGAGCGCTGCGGTTAGCATCGAGGCGAGGTCAGCGGGGTTGAATTTGTCCATGAGGGGATTGCCTTTCGTAGATCGGTTTGATAGGCTTAAGGCGCTGGGTTGGTACCCTCCGCCAGG